TTAACCCTATCGTGGACAATGCTTCGTTTGCGAAAGGATTGAAACTGGTAGCAACCCGCGACCGTTCAGCACTGGCGATCATGGGTGACTGCTATGGGTATGCCGCTGCACAGATCAATGAGCACGGTAATATCACGCCACTGTGCCAGTTGTACAACGTCATTCCCCGACACAAGGGAAAGATGAAAGCGTACGCAATCCGCACCTTGCCGGTCAACTGGAAAAAGGTTCACCGGGACGGAAAGGATCAATGGAGCTTCGACTTCCAACGAGGTAAGAACACTGAAGATCCGCAACATGGGTCTGAATTCTGGAAAGAGAAGATCGAGCGCGTCGTTGAAGTACCGACCCTGAAGGTGCTTGCGCGCAAGTTTGCGGAAGCTATCGATAAGCACGGGTATGGCGTTGAAGACGCCGCATTGATGTTTGCTGGCGAGTATGAAGATATTCTCAGGGAACGTGGCGATACCGCTAATCACCTTGAAGATTCACGCAAGGTAGGCGGTGACGACCCGCGCGCTATGACGTTGGGAACTAGCTAGCCACTAGGTGCTGTACCAACGTGGTCTCAGCTGTAATAGGTTTAGCCATTAGGATTAGATGATCCTAGTGGCTATTCCTATTTGGTTTGATGACAGTAGTTAACGAAGAGAGGAGCTACAATGTGGCAACGGTACGCTGGATAGCTCCTTCTCTTTAACCACTAACACGAAAAGTCAGTGAACACTAACTTAGATAGGAGGCACTCGTTGCGGGAAGTTAAATTGTACTTAAATTAAATACAGGAGAACTGCCTATGGCTAATCGCAATAGTCGAAGTATGTCTGCTAGTAAGCAGTATCAACAAGATCTCGCC